GGTCATCAGCCGCTTCGTGGTCGACACGATGTATCGCGGCATCGGCTGCGGCTACCGCATGATGAACCTGGTCGCCCGGATGGAGGGCAAGACCTACATGGAGATCCAGTCCTCCATGTCCAAGTTCAACCTGTTCGGCCAGAAGGCCGGCTTTCGCTTCGTGCGGCCGCTCAACGCCAACAAATACGACATCGGCATGAAGTTCTTCCGCAAGAACTTCCAGTCGAGCCCGCAGGACTTCCAGGCGATTGTGGACGAGATGAACGCGCTCGAGCCCGAGCCGCGCGCGACCCTGCTTCAGCTCTGCAAGGACCACTATTACCGGCACTCGGCGCTGGAGAAGACCGGCAACAACCGCGACAAGGGCCAGGGCAGGGTGGACGCGATGAGCGCGGAGACCATCATCAAGAGCATCCAGCAGATCACGCTGGCCTCGCCGATGTATGGCGTCTATGTGAACCCCGACAAAGGGCGGTCAGTCCCGCAGCGGCTGCCGCTGACGGCGTTCGACGCCCAGAAGCCGGGCGAGAAGCTCGATGTCTGACTTTCGGGCCACCGACAAGCAGATCGAGATCATGACGCTGGTGGTGGAAGCGGCCGCGCGCGGCCGGCACGTCACCGCAAGCGAGCTCATGGCCGAGCTATCCTACAAGCCGACGAGATCCGCGCTGCATTGCTCGCTGAAGTTTCTCAAGCAGCACGGCTTTCTCGAGACCGTCAATCATGGCCGGAACGGTGCCAACGTGGTTCCCACCGTCTCCGGAGTGTCCACATTCAAGGGAGGATCCGGATTTCCGTAGCCGCACCCTCTCTATAGATACTATATAAGTTACTACTTACTAAGTATCTAAGTAGAGAGGGTGAGGATTAGGAAATTCCGTGTTCCGGTGTTAAAGTCAGTGCTGACAGGTAACTATGACCGAAGAAGCTGAAGATCATTCCGGCTCTGAAGATTCCGTTTCAGAGGACACCGGCAAGCCCAAGCAGAAGCGTCTCAAGCCCGAGGAGTGGCGAGAGATCGAAATGCTGTGGGAATACGGCCTGATGAAGACCAAGGCGATCGCCGACCGGTTCGGCATCACCCCGTCGGCTGTCACCGGCCATTTCCAGGAGCTGAAGAAGAAGGGTGTCATCATTGCGCCGGGCGCAAAGAAGGGCGAGGCCATCAAGGCGCTGAAGATGGCTGCCGCACCGGCCCCGCCGAAGCCCCCGTCCGAGTTCGAAGGCAAACGCAAGGAGCGCATCGAGGGCGCCAAGGAGCGCCGCTATCTCCAGGCCGCCTTCCACAATCAGCAGGTCATGACCCTGCAAAAGGCGATCCAGGACGGCACCGAGACCTGGGTGGGCGCGCACGCCAAGATCAAGGCGATTCAGCGCATGGGCAAGGTTATTCTTGACGCCCAGACCATGTTCGAGACCGCGCTCAACATTTCCGGCGATATCGACGAGGCCTCGCTGACCATCCTCGAATTCCGCGATCTCACCTCTGACGAGATTACGGAGATCCAGCAGGGCTCCGACGACGGCCTCGACGGGCTCGAAATGCCCGAGCTCGAGGAAGAGGACGAGGATATCGTCGAGCAGGGCGCGCCGACCCCGTGACCCATCGCGCGCGTCAATCCCTGAAGATGCATGACAAGCAGCGGGAGGTCTTCCAGGACCCCCGCCGCTTCAAATGCGTCGTGGCCGGCCGGCGCTGGGGCAAGACCCAGATGTCGAAGCTGTCGATCTGCCGCGCCATGGTCAAGCCGAGGCAACTGATCTGGTATGTCGCGCCGACCTATCAGATGGCCCGCGGCATCATGTGGGAGGAGCTGAAGGAATCGATCCCGCGCGACTGGGTGGTTTCCTACAACGAAACGCGCATGACCATCCGGCTGCGCAACGGCACCAGGATCGAGCTCAAGGGCGCCGACAAGCCCGACACGCTCCGCGGCGTCGGCATCCATCTGCTCATCATCGACGAAGCTCAGGATATCAAGCCCGACACCTGGTATAAGGTTCTCCGCCCGACGCTGGCCTCAACCAAGGGCCAGGCCATCATCATCGGCACGCCGAAGGCCTACAACTGGCTCTACGACGTCTATACGGTCGGCCAGCAGGGCGCCACGATCGAGATCAAGAAGGGCAAGCACGCCGGCAGGCGCGTCGCGAACCCCTGGAAGTCCTGGCAGTTTCCCACGATCACCTCGCCCTTTATCCCGAAGGCCGAAGTCGAGGCGGCGCGGGCCGACATGGACGAGAAATCGTTCCGCCAGGAGTTCGAGGCCTCGTTCGAGACTATGTCCGGCCGCGTCTATTACGCCTTCGATCGCAAGGTGCATGTCGGCGACTACCCGTTCAACCCGAACCTCCCGATCTGGGTTGGCCAGGACTTCAACATCGACCCGATGTCATCGGTCGTGATGCAGCCGCAGCCCAACGGCGAGATCTGGATCGTCGACGAGGTGATCCTGCGCGGCTCCAACACTCAGGAGACCTCCAATGAGCTGGGGCGCCGCTACTTCCGCTGGCTCAACAAGATCACGATCTATCCGGATCCCGCCGGCGCGCAGCGCTCCACCAAGGGTCGCGGCGAATCCGACATCGACATCCTCAAGGATGCCGGGTTCAAATGGGTCAAGTTCAAGCGCAAGCATCCGAAGATCGCCGACCGCGTCAACGCGGTGAACCGCATGTGGCGGGCCGCCGACGGCTCGGTCAAGATGAGGGTCAATTCGACCTGCAAGCACACGATCGCCGGCTTCGAGCAGACCATCTACAAGGAGGGCTCGCGCGAGGTCGACAAGACGCAGGGGCTCGAGCATCCGACCGACGCCTGCGGCTACTGCATCGACATCGAGTTCCCCTGGCGATCCAAGGAGGCGTTCGGCATATCGATTTAGGCTTGATTGTAAGTCAGTTCTGACATACATTATGGATTCCGTGTTCCATTGGTGTCACCTTGCCCGCTCTCACTGATCGCCAGAAACAGCTTCGCGCATTCATCAAGCGCCGGCATCCTGACTATCAGGACAAGTGTGCCCATTGGGATTTCCTGGACGCCACCTACGAGGGCGGCCGGGAGTGGTTCAAGTGCAACGTCTTCCGCTACATCAAGGAGGGCGACAAGGAATACGAGGACCGCGTCAAGCGTGCCTACCGCTTCAATCACACCCGCGAAGTGGTCGACCTCGTCCAGAAATACATCTTCAAGAGCACCATCACGCGCGCCGTGGACGCCCCCAAAGAGGTGCTGGACTTCTGGAAGAACTCGACGCTGTCGGGGCTCTCCATCGACGAATTCATGAAGCTGGCCGGCACCGAGACCTCGAAGAAGGGCCGCGGCTATCTGGTCGTCGACACCAACGCCCGAACCGACGTGCTGTCGGTCGCCGACGCCAAGCAGGCCAAGGTCCGGGTCTACAGCTATTACGTCCGCCCCCAGGACGCCGTCGACATGGGCTTCGACGAGGACGGGATCCTGCAATGGATCCTGCTCCGCGAGCGCGTGCGCGACGACAAGGACCCGATCGGCTCGAGCGGCGAGACCAAGGAGCAGTTCCGGCTCTGGACCAAGACCTTCCACCAGTTGTTCACTCTCAAGAAGGGCAAGGGCAAGCTCGAGGACATGACCGTCGTCGAGGGTCCGGAGATCCCGCACGGGGTCGGCGAAGTCCCGGTCATCCCGATCAACCACGTCATTTCCGAGGACAAGTATTCGGCGCCCGGCCTGATCGACGATATCGCCTATCTCGATCGCGCCTGCGCGAACTACTGCTCGAACCTCGACGCCATCATCCAGGACCAGACCTTCAGCCAGCTCGTCATGCCGGCGCAGGGGCTCATGCCTGGCACCGACAAATACGACGCCCTGGTCGAGATGGGCACCAAGCGGATCTTTGCCTATGACGGTGAGGGTGGCGCGAAGCCCGAATATATCTCGCCCGACGTCAAGCAGGCGCAGCTCATCATTACGGTGGTCAACAAGATCATCACCGAGATCTACCACACCATCGGCATGGCCGGCGAGCGCACCAAGCAAGACAACGCCATGGGCATCGACAACTCGTCCGGTGTCGCCAAGGCCTACGATTTCGAGCGCATGAACTCGCTGCTCACCTCCAAGGCCGACGCCCTGGAGAATGCCGAAAACAAGCTGGCTGACCTGGTCCTGAAGTGGAACGGGCAGTCCAAGGGGCTCGAAGGTCTCGAAGGGGACCAGGAGCTCGTGAAATACCCGGACACGTTCGATGTCCGGAGCCTTTTCGACGAATTCACGATTGCCGAGAGACTGGCCCTCGTGGACGCGCCGAAATCCCTGCGTCAGGAACAGATGAAGCAGGTGATCGAGAAGCTGTTCCCGCGGCTGGCGAACGACCTCAAAAAGCAGATGCTCGAGGACGTCGCGAACTGGCCGATGACCGTTGCGGACAAGTTGACCGTGACGGCGACCATGGGCGGCTCCGGTCAACCTGCCAAATTCCCGGCGTCGGCGTCCGTAACGACCGGCGGCAATTCTATGCCGGCCGCACCGGCTCCCAAAGCTACTCCGGAAAAGCGGCAGGGGCAGGTGACGAAGGACACCAAGACGAAGAAGTAACGACCGGGCATATCGCCCACCGGGAAGCCGAGAGACTGTGCGACCCGAAAACCCTGATGGCCGAGAGACCGTGCCAAAGGAGACTGAACGTGCGTAAGATCAATGTTACCGCTCCCGCGATGCAGATGCAGCGGAGCAACCACCTCCAGATGTTCGCTGTCGAAAGCATGCGCTTGCTGGATGGCGAGACCGAAGAAGCCAAGGCCGCGCGTATCGCAGCCGAAGCTGCTGCCGCCGAAGCTGAACGCATCGCAGCCGAGAAGGCCGAAGCTGACCGTATCGCGGCCGAGAAGGCCGCCGAGGAAGCCGAAGCCAAGCGTATCGCGGACGAGAAGGCCGCCGGCAAGCTCACCGACAAGGAATACGAATTCCTCACCGACGCCCTGAAGCACAAGAAGGCCGCCCGCGACGCCCAGAAGGCGCTCGAGGAAGCCAACGCGCGCATCAAGGCGTTCGATGGCCTGGATGCCGACGCGATCAAGAAGCTGGTCAAGGACCAGGCTGCGGCCGCGAAGGCCCAGAAGGACGCCGAGCTCGCGGCTGCTGAAGCTGCCGGCAACGTCGAGGCCATCAAGAAGATGATGGGCGAGGAGCACCAGAAGGTCGTGACCGACCTCGAGGCCAAGCTCGCCGAAAAGGACAGCCTGATCACCGGCGCCCAGAAGACCATCGAGGATCTGACGGTCGGCTCCGCGTTCAGCCAGTCCGACTACGTCAAGAAGGAGCTGGTCCTGACCCCCAAGGTCGCGCGCCAGGTCTATTCGAGCCACTTCGACGTGGTCAACGGCAAGATCGTGCCCTTCACCAAGCCGCGCGGGGAGGCGGGCCGCACGCAGCTCGTCGACGCCAGCGGTGCTGCCCTGTCGGTTGACGCGGCGCTGAAGAAGATCGTCGAGGCGGATCCGGATCGCGACAATCTGGTGCGCTCGAAGATCGGCACCGGTGCCGGTTCGAAGACCGAAAAGACCACCGGCAACGAAACCGGCAGCGACGATGGCCTGCGCGGTGCGGCTCGAATTGCGGCCGCGATCGGCGCCGGCGCGCTGAAAAAGCCGGGCGCGAAATAAAAAGTCAGTCCTTACTGAACTTTCTTCTTGGAAATTACCCATCGCCGGGATATTCTATTGTCAGTCAACACTGACTTACGAATTCCCCGGCGATCTTTTCTAAGGAGTGATCAAGTGCCGTTGCTCGAAACCGAAGCCAACAAGCTTTCGCAGACTCTCATGGAGCGCGGCGTGATCGAAGAGATCATCGACCGTGAGGCTCTGTTTGCCCTCCTGCCGTTCATGACGGTCGATGGCAAGGCCTACCTCTACCATCGCGAGAACACCATCTCCGAGGGTGACTTCCTGGATCCCTACGATCCCGTGCCGGAAGGCGCCGCGACCTTCAGCGAGGTCACGACCCGTCTGCGCATTCTCGCGGGCGACGTCGACATGGACAAGTTCCTGCTCTCGACCCAGTCCGACCAGAACCCCCAGCTCGCGATCCAGATCGCGGCCAAGGCGAAAGCCCTGACCCGCAAGCTGAAGCGCACCCTGGTCAACGGCAACAACAGCGTCAACTCCAAGGAGTTCGACGGCCTGAAGGTGCTGACCCCGGCCGAGCAGACGCTCATCGCCGGCACGAACGGCGCTGCCGTGACGTTCTCGATGCTCGACGAGCTCCGCGATGCGGTTCTCCTCGGCGCCGACTGCTTCATGATGCGTCAGGGCACCTGGCGCGCCATCAAGGCGCTGCTGCGTGGCTTCAACGGCAACACCGCCGACACCATCATGCTCCCGAACTTCGGGCATCCGGTTCCGGCGATCGACGGCATGCCCGTCATCATCAACGACTTCATTCCCGCGAACGAAGTCACCGGCTCGAGCTCGGTCACGACCTCGATCTACGCGCTGCGCCTGAACGAAGCCGATGGCTTCCACGGCATCGTCGGTGGTGAAGCTGCTGGCCTCAAGGTCGAGGACATCGGCACGATCCAGAACAAGGACGCCGTGCGCTATCGCGTGAAGTGGTATGTGGGCACTGCCCTCAAGGCCACCCACTCGGTCGCCCGCCTGTCCGGCATCACCAACATCTAAGCTTGAATGTAAGTCAGGAT